TATGACCGCGATCAGCGAAGCCGTAGTCAGGTGGCTAGACGTCGACGTCAGTGAGACGCCCCCCTGTGAAGGAGTACTGCTCCAGTTCGGCCGGGTGTGCGGTACTCCGTCGGCTGTCCGCGTGTACGTGATGTGCTTTTGTGGAGGGTCGTGCACGATCTTCTTGTGCGAGCGGGATTACCGGCAGCTGACGCTAGGGTTCGCTCGTTGCGGGCGCTGCCATCTCAAGATCGACAAGTGGACGGAGATCTAGTGAAGAAGACGGAACGAGGCATGGGGTGCTGCGGCTGCGGCCCCGGCGGCGGTGGCTGCACCTGCAGTCCAGGTTGCACGTGTACCTGCTCGTACTGCGATTGCCCGAAGTAGGAATTCGTGCCTGATGATTCGTGCGCGCAGGGACACGCCAAGAGGACGTTGTTCTATGAGGACCTGCCGGACGGCGGCCAGCGGCGGCACTGGATCTGCACTCGCTGCCTGATCTGTGCCAGTGACCCGCCGTCCAGTGCCAATTAAGAGGGAGGACCGTGGCGAGGACACCGAAGATCGTTCGGCGTAACGGCGGTTACTGCGTCTGCCCGCAGCCGGTAAAGACGACGAACATGCGGGAGAATTTCTTCCGGGACGGAACCTGCAAGCGCGGGTACTGCTACTCAGCAAAGTGCTGGGACTGCTGCGGGGAGCTGTTCAGCATGGGGCCAATAACGTGCCAGTGCGAGCACCCGCGCTGGTGCCGGTACCCCGGGATGGAGCAGCCGGGCCACTGGGACCCAGCGAAGGACGAGTTCGTTCCGGCGCGTGCCGCGGTGAAGCCGAGTATCGCCAGGCGCCATCGTGCATGATGCGATAGTGGTCCGTATCAGCGTGACAGCGTGCGTTATCCAGGAGACGGGTGTTCTGTGTACCGAGCCAATCGTTAATGTCTGGTCGGCTGGATGCGTTCATGAGCACGTGGTAGAGGGAATGGGTATTTGCGCCCGGCATCAGTGGCGGATGCACCTGCCGTGGACTTGTTCCGTCTGCCGGCCGTTGCACGGGGACTGCCAGGTGCAAATGCGACAGGTTACGACAGCGGAAGGTAATTAGCGTGAATTTCGCGGAGCGCGGCGGAAATGGCCGGAATGGTGACGGTTCCTGGGCGCCGACGGACGGTCGTGGCTGCCCTACGTGCGGTGCGATCCGCAGTGGGTGGCATGGTGGGGATTGTCCCAATCGTTGGTACCAGTACGACGAGGACGGGACGTGCCTCAACGCGGGGCTTCTGCCCGGATAGCCTGATTACGCGCCTAGTGGGACCTCTTGCGGTCTTGGCCCGCGTGCGACGGTGAAGCCGGACCGCGTCAGCCGTCGCGGGCGCGTTAGGTTTCAGCCGGTTCTGCGTACTTTCCTGAAGTTCAGCGCGGAATGCGGTAGTTTTCGTAAGTCAAGGCCTAGCCGAAAAAGCGCCGCGGTCAGCCTCTCACGAGGGGACCGCGGCGCTCGGCTGCCAGCAACGACAGGATTTCAGCCTAGACCAGGCTCTTCAGCCACGCCAGGAGCTTCTCGACACCCTCGACGAGCTCGGCGACCGGGTTCTCGCTCGCTGGCGACACTGCGGGGGGCGCCGGAACGGGCGCGGGCACCGGCTTCGGCTGGGTAATCACCGCGGGGAACGCGTTTCCGGTGATTTCCTGGTAGTCCGCGGCGAGCTGCGCGATATTCATCCCGATGAGGAAGTTCTTGCTCATTAGGTGCTCCGGCCAGATGACCACCCAGCATTCCTCGACGGCGTTCTCCCAGAATGCGTCCGTGAAGCTGGTTTCCTGTGCCCAGGTGATGAACCGCTCGTCGCCGCCCAGCGGCCCGGCTCCAGCGGCCCCGTAGCCCGCGATCATGACGCTGTGGCCGCCGTCAACCGGGCTGGTCGGGCTCCAGTCCCAGGGCTGGCCGTCGCTGAACTCCGTCTGGTTGATGTCGAGCACGTTGATGCCCGTCCACACGCTGCCGAAGACGGCGATCGCCGCTTTTACTTCAGCGGGGTTCTTGTAGTCGACTGCGGCGAAGCAGAGCGCCTTCACGCCGTCGGGACCGCCGTTTGCGACGAGGTCTTCCAGGCCGGTCTGAATGTCCATGCCGTTGTCGTCGGGTGAGCCGGGGCCGGAGGCTGTTCCGCCTGCGGGGCTGAAGCCGGGGTTCTGCGTCTCGTAGAACGTCCAGACCTGGGACTGGCCGGGGTAAGTTCCCTGGGCAGTTAGCCAGGTGGTGACCAGGTACCGCATGTTGGCCCAGGTAACCGCGACGCAGTCGCCCGCCTGGTCATTGCCGAGCATCTGCCAGCTGCCGTCTAGCCGCGTGAGGTAGTCCTCAGCTGCGGGGACGAGGGGTTCCAGCTTGTAGGCGTCGTCGGTCAGGTAGTTCTTCAGCCGGAGAGCGCGTGCCCGCTTCGGGGAACGACGGCCGTACCTGCCGGGAGTGCGTGCCATGAAAGTCCTTTCACTCGTGACATGGCACCGGCTCCCGGGAATCGGGCCGCGGTTACTGGAGGTAGCTTACGATGTGATTATGGACAATGAGTGGCGCAAGAGCACGCGCAGCATCGCGAACGGGGACTGCGCGGAGATAGGGCAAGCTGGCTGTGTCATCGGCGTCCGGGATACGAAGGAAGCTGAGCGTCTAGACCGGGTTGTCCTGGAGTTCCCGCGCGCAGCATGGGAAGCGTTCACCGGGAAGCTGAAGGCGTGAACTTACGATAAGCGCATGAGACTGACCCTGCTTAACCCGCTTCCGCGGCGCGTATGCTTCCGGCTATGGCTGACTAGCCATCGTGACGGGCTGGCTACCTGGCTGGCGTATCGTGATCACTTGCGCGCTGCGGAGTGGACCTGGCGGCTGACCGGGGGATGGCGCTGATGGGAAGCTGGTTCGAGGCCAAGCGTGACGGGCGCTGCTCGCACTGCCCGCGGTCGTTCATCGCTGGCGAAGAGATTTACGCCAAGAGCAAGGGCGTCTACCTCTGCCATGACTGCGGTCTGCTCGCGGACAACCTCCCGAGTGACGTCGGTTCGTGGGAAGCGTCAGTCATGAAGGATCTTGCGAAGCTCCCGCTGGAGGCGAGTGAGGGTACCCTCGCGCAGAACATGCTCGGCCTGGCGAGGGATCTCGACGCCGGTGACGTTCCCCCGCGGGAGCGCCCGCAGTACACCAAGGAGATGCGGATCAACCTGCTTTCGCTGCAGGACGCGTTCCCTGCCTCCGACGAAGATGACGAGACCGAGGTCGCCCGGCAGAAGCGTGAGCGCCGCGCCCGGGAGAACGGCGGGTTCTGACGCCAGCGGCCGGCTGCCCCAGGTGAAGGAATAAGGCGCACGGCAAGATCGTTGCACCGGCCATGACCGCAACTACCGGTGTGAGCAGTAACCGTGTTTCCGTGCTAGGCCCGCCAGTGCCAGGCCACGCGTACCCGTGCTGTGATCACTGTGGCGGCGTACCCGGGCATCTGGTCGGGCATGGCATCCCCTGCACCTGCCCGAAGCCCCCGCCGCTCCGGGACTAGGAGTAACTGTGTTCCCGTGCTGCGCGCACTGCAACTGCCGCGAGGGCAAGCGTAACGGCCACCCTCTCCCGTGCCCGGCCTGCCAGATGCCCCGCCCGGCAAAGTAAAGAAGGAGGCGTCATGACCATTCAGCCCCATGAAACTTACCCGGCACTGCCGAAGCGCCGGCACTGCGATGTCTGCGCCGATACGCACTTCGTCAGCAACTGCTACGTCTACGATCGTGCGGTGCAGTGCACCTGCGGCGCCGGCGACGACGAGCTCGCCTTCCACACCATGTCCTGCGACAGCGTCCCGTGCCCGTTCTGCCAGCTGCTCGGTGAGCCCGTATGGCCGATGACGAGGTAACCGTGACGCTGGTGGAAAGGCTGTGGCTGGCGTTTGTGTGCCTGCTGCTTTCCGGGGCCATCGGTTTCTGCATCGCTGAGGCGCTGGCTGCCGGGTGCGCTCGCGGCTGCAGGTGAATGCGCCGCGGCAGCCTCTTGCCGCCCGGGGTGCGGGGAAGCTTGTACCGCACCTGTAACTGGCAGGAGTAGGAGCTGTCAGTTTCCCTCCCGTTCTTTAGCCCGCCTTCCAGCGGGAGGGCGTTACCGGGAAGGCTGGGCCAGAGAGCACCCATCCGGCGGAACCGGCCCGTTACCTGGAAAGGCGTCATAGCCGATCTGGAGTAGAGCAGGTTCGACCCCTGTACCGGAGGGGTGCTCTTTGCTGTGTCCGTAGTATCAGCATGTGCAAAGTGCTACTTCAGGTGTCCTGTATGGCAGTCAGACACCTCGCTTCTGGACGTGCCCGCCGCGGCACGTTCACCCGGTGGAGGGCTGCCGTTCCTGCGCGTCGCAGGCAGCTGAGTACCCGGCGGGCACCGGCTGCGGGGACACCCAGGCTATTGACGTCCTGGCGTGGGCGGCCGACGCCGCCGGGTACGAGCCTGACCCGTGGCAGAGCTGGTTCCTCACCCAGTCACTCGGCGTGCTGCCGGATTCCACCTGGGCTGCCTCTGACGTCGGGCTGATCGTCAGCCGCCAGAACGGCAAGGGCACCATCCTGGAGATCCGTGAGCTCGGCGGCCTGTTCGTGCTCGGCGAGGAACTGATCATCCACACCTCGCATGAGTTCAAGACGTCCGCTGAGCACTTCCGCCGGGTGAAGACGGTTTTCGACGATCACCCGGCGCTGCGCAAGCGGGTCAAGCGGATCGCCGGCTCTCACGGTGAGGAAGCGATCGAGCTGTTCCCGCAGCCCACCTTGATCTTCGGGGCCGGCCGCAGGCAGATCACCCGCCGTGTTGCCGGGCGCCTGCGGTTCCTTGCCCGGTCTAAGGGCTCCGGCCGTGGCTTCAGCTGTGACTGCCTGGTTTACGACGAGGCGATGATCTTGTCTGAGGACCAGGTTGCCGCGTCCCTGCCGACCATGTCCGCCCGTGCCAACCCGCAGATCTGGTACGCGGGCTCCGCTGGCGATGAGGACAGTGCCCAGTTCGGCGCGGTCCGCAACCGGATCGTGAAAAACACCTGCGATCTGTGCGGCGCCGAGTGGAGCATCAACCCGCACAATGACGCCTGCCCCCGCGATGAGGTAACCGGCCGGCCGTCCAACTACTTCATTACCTGCGCCAAGCATGACGACCGGGACGAACCGCGCAGCTGGGCGAAGGCCAACCCCGGGTACGGGTACCGCATCTCGGAGAAGTTCACCCGGAATACCGAGATGGCGAACATGCCGCCGTTCAAGTTCGACCGCGAGCGGCTCGGCGTCGGGGCATGGCCGCAGCCGGAAGCGCCCTGGGCGGTCATCAACGAGATCGCCTGGCAGAAGCTCGCCGTCTCCCAGGAAAAAGCCGGGTTCCCCGTTCAGCCGATCGTGTTCGCCCTTGACATCGACGAGGACGGCCGGTCCGCCACCATCAGCGCCGCCTGGGACCACGGGGAGTCCGGCCGGGTCGTGCTGGAAATCCCCCGCGGCTGCTCCAGGCAGGGGAGCGACTGGATCATGGCGAAAGCGAAGGAACTCTACGAGAAGCGCAAGCCCCTCGCCATGGTCATCCCTAAGAGCGGTCCTGCGGCAGCGCTGATCCCCGAGGGCCGCAAGCTCTGGCGGGAGCGCTGCGTGGAGATCGGTACCGCTGAGGAGGCCGCCGCGTTCGCCTGGCTGATCCAGCAGGTTCGCGCGGATAAGCTCTGGCATTTCGGCCAGGAAGGCGCCCCCACCCTGTGGCACGCTGTCGCCACCGCGGCAACTCGTGTTGTCGGTGACGGCGGCAAGGCCTGGTCCCGGCGTGACAGCGAGTCCGATATCACGCCGGCCACCAGCGCCACCCTTGCCGCCTACATCCTGAACAGGGACCGCCGTAACTACGACTTGATGTCCTCGATCGGGTAGGGAGGGGTTTCACGCCGCCGGTTTCACCTGGCAGATCACGGTGGAGGCGCTTCGCGGGGCCGGGAGTCTGCCTTGTCCGGCTTGCCGCACGAGGATTCCCCTGACCCCGGCTTCAGTGCCCGCGCCTTACAGGCGGTTGGCGTCCTGCTGTGCCTCGTGCAGCGCTAGCTGCTCCCAGTTCTTCCGGGCCCACGACGGGTAGCCAGGGCCGCCGTTGTAGGCGCTGCCCCGGCCGGAAACTTCGTTCACGGTGTTCCTTTCGCAGAAGACGCTGAACAGATTAGTCATGACAGCGCTAGCCGCCTCCGGGGTATTCCGCGGTTCACGCGCTGAGTGGCTCGTTCAGCAGGGCGATGAAGGCATCGGTCCGCGCGTGCATCGCCGTGATGAAGGCGTCGGTGTCGCCCGCCGGGACGAGCATCCGGAACGGACCGGAGACGCGGCTGACCGGTACGGGCGCGGGTGCCTCGTACTGCTGCCCCGGGACATCGTTCAGGAAGTCCCGGAGGCCGGTTTCCGGCCAGTCCCAGTTCTGCCCGTCCCAGTCCGGCATGGTGACCCCGGCGACTTCCTGCTCCCACTGGGTGCGCAGCCTGGTGTCCTCGGCTGAGTTGCGGTGGTTGTCGCGCAGGTACAGGTAGGCGAGGACGGCCGCCATAAGCAGCAGGCCGATCAGGGTACTGGTGGCAAGTTCCTGCCCGGTCACGTCAGCAACCATCGCTGGGCCCCCACGGTGAGGTGCCGGCCTCGGCGTACAGCTTCCAGAACGCCGCTGTCTGCTGCGCCTCGCTGTAGTCCCGGGCCGGCCCGGGAAGGCCGGTGACGTCTTCCCACGTGGTGCTGAGGAAGCCGTACAGGCCGCTGGCGGTACTTGCCGGGTTCTGCGCGTCCGGGTTGCCCCCCGACTCGCGGCTGATCACGCACGCCTGGAAGCTGCCGTCGCCGGCGGTGGAGACGTCGCCTGAGTAGGTGACGGCGTCTGCCTCGTGCCGGGCGGGAGCGTGATAGGCCGCCTGCTGGACGGGGGCCGGCTGCGCGGCAAGCTGCTGCAGGTATGACAGGTGAGCCAGGTGCTCAACGTGCAGGAGGTGCCACTGGTGCGCGTCGTACAGGCTCGCGACGGCCTGGTAAGCCATGGTTCGGACCGTGTTTGACGGGTGCCTGGCCGGGGATGGGGAGGCTGCGGACAGCGTGACCGGGGCGGCCGAGAAGATAGCCGCGGAGGTGATCAGGAACGCCGTTGACAGGGCCGTCAGGAATACCCGGGACAAGACGCGGAAACGCGCGCTGAGCGTGGTCAGCATGTATATCCTTACGTCGTTGATTGGTACCGCGCACGGGGAAGGACTTGCCGGTACGACCCCCGCGAAGCGGTCGTTTAACGCCCGACGATAACAGGCTGGTCTCAGGCTGCGCCATTGAATCTCGGAAAAGGGCCCTTCTGGCTAGTCCCCGGAAGGGCCTTTCGCATGTCAGGTACGCTAGCCGTTATGACCGTTGCACTCGACGAGACCCGGGTCGACTTGCTGCTTGGCGAGGCCGACCGGATCGCCACGGCTAACCCGCCGTCGAAGGTCCTCGCCACGGTCATCCTCGGTCTGTTCACCGCGGTCGGCTGGGTCATCGGGCGCACCTGGTTCTACGCGGCGAAGAGCGTTGCGTTCATCGCGCTCGCCGTTCGCTACGGCTACCGGCAGGGTGCCAGGGTGCCCGTAGAGCGCAAGAGTCCTTCATCCCCTTCCCAGCTTTCGTAGTGCTGGAGGGTTGGCTGAGAGGCAAGGCGCTGGACTGCTAATCCATGGTCACGGCTGACGCCGTGCGCAGGTTCGACCCCTGCACCCTCCGCGGAAGGTACCGCCAGGGCGGCAAACGGCTCCAGAAAAGCCGGGCGGGCACTGCGTCCCGAGGGTTCGATTCCTTTACCTTCCGCAGTGAGCTTGCCTATACCGCCCGCTTGACCCCCGGTACGCTTACCTGGTAGTGCCCTACGGCCGGTCCCATCCCCCGGAGCTAGGAGTCCTGACCGAAGGGCGTCCTGGCCGTGGGGCTGATCGACAACATCCGGGCATCCGCTTACGAAGAGCGGGTGATCGGCGGTGTCCCGTGGAAGCCCTGGGAGAACCCGTTCTGGCGGTTTGACACCGGCGGCCCGGTGCACCCGACGCGGCAGTTTTACGGGCCGAACGAGGCGATGGGGCTGCCCGCCCTGTACGCGGGCGTCAAGCTGCTCGCCGACAACGCCGCCTCGCTGCCGCTGCGCGTCTACCAGAATTACAACGACGCCACCGGCTGGCCGAAGCACCGGCTGTGGAACGGCCCCACCATCTTCGATAAGCCGTCAGTCATCGGGACGTTCTTCGACTGGATGGCACAGGCGATGGTGTCGGTCCTGCTGCAGGGCAATGCCTGGGGGTTCATCTCCGGCAAGGACGGCTACGGGTTCCCGACCGGCATCGAGTGGATTCCGCCGGAGGACGTCTACGTCCTGGAGCCGCAGGACCAGCAGACCGCCAACCCGCTGCGCGCCAAGGTGTTCGTCTTCGGCCGCGAGGTCACCTGGTACGGTCCCGACGCCGAGGTCTTCCACGTCCGCGGCATCACGCTGCCCGGCCGCATCGAGGCGATCAGCCCGCTGCGCGCGTTCGCGCTGACGGTCCTGGCGGGCAAGGAGGCCCAGCGGTACGGCACCAGCTGGTACGAGGCCGGCGGCTTCCCGCCCGGTACCTTCCAGAACGCCGAGATGGAAGTTAACGCAGCTCAGGCGGCTGAGATCCGCGCGTCACTGGTGACCAGCCTGCGGCGCAGGGAGCCTTTGGTTTTCGGCCGCGACTGGGATTACAAGCCGGTTACCGTGCCGCCGAGCGAGGCGCAGTTCATCGAGGCGATGCAGCTGAACGCCACGCAGATCGCGGCGATCCTCAACCTGCCGCCCGACCGGCTGGGCGGTACCCGCGGGGACTCGCTGACGTACTCGACGTCGGAGCAGAGCACCCTGCAGATCATCGAGGCGCTGCGCCCGTGGCTGACCCGGTTCGAGCAGAGCTTCTTCGACCTGCTGCCCCGCAACCGCTTCACCCGCTTCTACACCGATGCGCTACTGAAGACAGACCTGGAAGCCCGGATGAACAACTACCAGGTGATGCGGAACATCGGCATGCGCACCGCTGACGAGATCCGCGAGCTGGAGGACCTGCCGCCGCTGCCGTCCGGGGTCGGTTCCGAGGAACTGCCACTGACCACCATGAACGCCATGGGCACCCGGGCCGGCGCCATCCCCAAGAGCTTCCTGAAGAGCGTCGTGCTGGAGATGGACATCGCCGCCGACCGGCTGATCAAGCTGGAGAAGACGATGATCAGCCAGGGCAAGCTACCGCAGGCAACAGCCCCTGCTCCCGGCATGCCAGGCCAGCCCGGCGCGGGAGGCTCAAGTAGCGGAAGGCCGGGCGCAAGTAGCGCCTCCCCGGCGCCCAGTGCCCCCGTAGGCGGCAAGGTCCCGATCGGGCTGCCGAATGCCCCGCTGCCGCTCACCCAGGACCCGGCGTCGTTCCTGTCCTCGCTGATCAGCGTGCAGCGCGACATGAGCTGCGACTACGAGATGCGCGAGCTGGCCCGGCACCTCTACAACTCCATCGCCGAGCGTGCCAACCGGATTGCCCGGGACGAGCCGGACGAGTACGTGCCGTCCTCCCACCTGCTGGCACCGTGGGTGCCTGGCCGCGACGACCTGCGCGAGGTCATTCTTTCCGCGAACGGGCACCGCAAGTGAAACGTTGCACGTCAGGTAGCAGGTGCCTACCATTTTCAATAGACGTGGCGCGTACTGCGCTGTTGCGTTTTAAGGAGACGACAGATGGCTGTTCTTAGCAGCAGCGCACGCGACAACCTCCCCGATTCCGCCTTCGGTTACATCGAGCCCGGCGGCAAGAAGGTCAACGGCAAGACGGTGCCCGGCAGCAAGCGGCACTTCCCGATCCACGATTCAAATCACGTGAAGAACGCGCTCGCGCGCATCGCTCAGGGTGCCCGGTTCGGTGACCAGGCCAAGGGGAAGGTCATGGCGGCAGCTAAGCGCATGGGAATCGACCACGACGAGGCCAGCTCCGGCACCGGCCGTTCCTTCGACTCCCTTTACCCTGAGGTCCGGTTCCTCGCCGACGTCCCCGAGATCCGCAGCATCGGCGACGGCCAGCCCCAGCACATCACCGGCTACGCCGCGGCCTTCGGGAAGCTGTCCCGGCGACTCGGCGGCTTCGTCGAGCGCGTCATGCCGACCGCCTTCAACGAGTCACGCGACGCCAACTGGCCGGACGTCGTCTGCCGGTACAACCACAAGGACGACATGGTCCTCGGCACCACCGCCGCGGGCACCCTCCAGCTGGAGGTGGACGAGCGCGGCCTGCGCTACGACGTCGTCCCGCCCAAGCACCGCGCCGACGTGATGGAACTGATCGAGCGCCGCGACGTCCGCTACAGCTCCTTCGCGTTCCGGTGCGCCGTTCCCGGCACCGATGACGACTGGGGGCTGTCCGACTTCGGCATCCCGCTGCGCTCACTGCACAACACCACGCTGCTCGACACCGCCCCCGTCCTCGACCCGGCCTACCGGGACACCTCCGCCGTCGCCCGCAACATGACCGGCGCCGTGGAGTCACTCGCCATGTGGGTGGACGCCGAGCCGGCTGAGGTGCGCAACATGATGGAGGCAGGCCAGGCCGCCCGCTTCTTCAAGCGCACTGACCGGCCGTCGGCCCCGGGGGCTGAGCCTGTCCCCGTTCCGGAGACCCGGGAGCAGACGATGCTGGACGATCCGACTGTCGCCCTCCGGCACTGGACCTACGCCGACGACGACACTGACGTCACCGCTGAGCAGCACGCCGATGAAACGCGGGCGATGCACAACGCCGACACCATGTGCCGCAAGTACGTGGACGGGGAGCCCTGCGTTCAGGGTGCGGGGCACGACGGCGACTGCAAGGGCCGCTGCTACGGCCGGCCGCACGGGCTGCCCTGCGCCATGGTCCAGGGGCACGGCGGGGAGCACCAGCCGATGGCTGTCGATGACGGTAACGGCCCCGGCCGCGGGCGTCCCCCCGCGCACCGTGACGGCAGTGAGGCAGAAGGCGAAAGCGAGGAGCAGCGTGAGGCTGCTGACCCGGCGGAAAACCGGACGCTGACCGGCCCCGAGGCACTGCTGAAGGCGCTGGAAATGCGCGGGCAGCTCACCCCGGTCGACTAAGCCCGTGGATGACGGCAAGATAGAGCGGCTGCTTCAGGCGATGGAGCAGAGACTCACTGAGAAACTGGAGATCATCATGTCTGAGCAGAGCCAGCAGCAGATCGACGTCAATAACGCGGGAACGGCCATCATCGCGCTGCTTACTGACATGCAGGCGGACATCAGCACGATCGGTACCGGCGTCGCGAGCATCACGGCCGCGCTTGCCGCCCTGCCCGCCTCCGTCGACACCACGCAGCTTGACGCCGACGTCGCGCAGATCGCGGCAGCGCAGGCGAGCCTCGACGCGGCGGCTGCCTCGGTCGCTAACGCCGTGCCCCCGGTGACCCCGCCCGCGAGCTAAGCTGAAGCCCTCGTCTGGTAGCGAGGCCCGGAACCCTTAATAAGCCCTGTGCTTGTTAAGGGTTCTGCCTTTTCCGCTGTCAGGTTTGTGCCGTAGTCTTGAATTTGAGTTAGCCACGGCCGCGCGATCTGCGCTGGAGCTGGTCCATCCTGAAACAGGGAGGACTGGCAGTGGCTTCAGACCTTGCCAAGTCGCTTCACGAGCAGGAGCAGGGAGTCTGGGGCAAGATTCAGTCCCTGGCCATGGCTGCCTCCGCCGAGAAGCGCAGTTTTACCGATGACGAGCAGCGCTCATTCGATGCGATGCACGCTGAGCTGGACGGCGTTGACAAGCGCCTGCGCGACATCCTTGAGGGTGAGAAGCGCCAGGCGCAGACCGACGAGATGTACGCCGGCCTTGAGAAGCGCACGGGCACCCCGGGCACGCACCGCCCGCTGAACAAGTTCGAGGAAGAGCTCCGGGCTTTCGCCCGCGGCGAGGTGCGCGCGATCGACGTC